AGGGTTTTGAAGGTTGTGAATCAGCACCGATTGGTTAGCCAGCAGTGTGATGAGCCAGACAATTTCATCAAGTGCCATTTCAAAGTTCTCAGACTTCATCAGCTTTTCGCCAAGATTGGAAAGCCCGCCGTAGCGAGCCGCGATATCCTTTGTTGCTTTGGTAGTGAGGAGCATTTCATACTTCTTTTCGCCAATTTGTATGACAGCACTTCTTTCCTTATCCATTAGACCTCACCTCCGCCGGAAGCTGCAAAGACAGGCTCATAAACCTGCGTGTACCATCCTGTAACAACGGAAGAGGGTACACTTGCGTCATCTTCATTGACTTCGGCTTTCCAGGGGTGTTTGCCGCTACCGTCCAGCTTGTTTCTACGCAGCACCGTTCCCTCTATGGTAGGTGTAGAGAAGGTGATACTGTCGCCTTTGGTGGCGAGGTTGGTCGCCGGAATGCCGAAAATCACTCGGTAGAACCAGAAGTATCGATATTTTCCGTTTGCTTTCTTTGCCCTAAACCCCACAGCAACAGGAGTTCCACCGTCTTCGCTTCCTGAAATCACCACATGATTATCGTCGATTTTCGCCCCGGTTAAATCTTCGGCAATGGTAATACCGATATCATCAATACCAAGAGAGAGTTTGCCACTTTTAAATTCCTTTACTACTTCAGCGGGACCGTCGTCTGCATAAAGGGTTGCTTCTGCGAGTTCGACCGACAGATCTGCATTCATAGCTTTTGCCAGCTGGATGGGGGTGTCATAGGTTTCATTGCCACCTGCATCCTCTGTAATTTTTGAATAATAAAGCTTATCCAGCCCTATTGTAGCCATAGTTTATACCTCCAGTTCATAATGTTTCGCTATATCAATAGCGTAATGATGGTAGCCAGTATCGTCCTCATGTCCGATATACCGGCGGTCTGTTATTGTAATGTCTGCGGAAAGCAAGGCTTGTACAATAGTATTTTTTGCTTTCAGATAGTTGCCATTATCAAAGAGTGAGATGCGTACTTCCTGTATATCAGTACCTGGGTGATTATCCGCAAACAGTTGAAAGGTGTCGGCAAGCGGAGTGAACACGGCATATTGATCTGGAGCAGTGTCTGAAAACACACCGGTTTCAATAGGGATACTTAAGCTTTCAAAAAGTGCGGTCAATTCAGACAGCAGACTCATATGCGGTTCACCTCGCTTTCCAGTTTTGTTTTCATTGCTTCTATACAGGCTTTTCTGCTTGCTGATTTCGCAGGTTTGAGAAAAGGCTTCGGTGGTTGGCCGCTTTTGCCATACTCAATAACACTGGCAATCATGGCATTACTTTTACCGTCCGAGCGTGGTTCAGAAAAGCCGACCTTGACATTCAAATTGCCATCCTTGTCCTGTTTTGCTGAAGATACTCCGAGTGCCGAAATAAGCTCTCCGGTAGAACGGCTTTTTTCCTGAGTTCCTTTTCCAATAACAGATTGAAGATTGGCCCTAACTTTTGTTTCCATCACTTCACCGCCTGCTTCAAGCACACGGGGCAGTATTTCATCTGTCTTTTCGCCAAGTCGAGATATTTTCAAAAGAAAATCTTCCGGCATTTTCATAGTTGCCTTAGCCACTTGGCTTCACCTCCCTGGCGAGTACTTCAATGTACATTCCACGCCCTTTGACATCCTCAACAGAGGTAATTTCAAACCGTCCATCTCCGTTTGCCATAACCATCGAAGTTGTTATGGTTACACCTGGAATGCTGCGGAAACGGAAAAGGTCGGTGGCATCAGAAAATGTAGCCCTGTTAGCCCATTTTTCGGTGCCGTGCCGACCTTCTCGGTACGCTTTGATTGATGCCAAGATATTATCAACCTCAGTGCTAAAACCTTCCGAATCCTTTATGGTTACTCTTTCAATGATGTCAATAAAGGTGTTCATTTTCCCAAAACTCATAATCTACACCTTCCAATCCCGATCAAGTCTAAGAAGCAGATTGACCGTATTCCACACCTGTTGTCCGGCTTGCACATTATCTGAAAAGAAACCACCGGTGCTGCCATCCCTCGATTCATAGAAATGGGAGGAGAGCATAATGACAGCCTGCTCGGTGGTTGGCGGCATCTGATGATCAGTGTAGTAGTTCTCTGTTAGATGCTGATAACTCTCGGCATAACTGACGGCAGCGATGATGTAAAACTGAAGCAGTTCGTCGTCAGCTGTATGCTGAAGAATGAGGTTTGCCTTTACTTTTTCAAGTAGTGTCATATCGCTACCGTCCTTTCTTTATTCCGCCACCGGTTCGGTAATCACGACAGTAAAGGTTTCTTCGGGATAACCAGTGGACCAGAGGGTGAAAACCTTCGGTATGTTTGCGATTTCATCACATTTCAGCCACATCACAATATCACCTGCAGATCCACCAACAGCAGCCGCTTCTGTAGCATCAGCGGATGTAAGCTGGGAACCGTTATATTTGATTGCTGTGATATCCGAAAGGCCAGTTGTTATATTCATACCGACCCACTTGTGAGTACCCTGCACCGGGTTAGAGCTGGGGAAAGCCACAAGCTCCTTAACGGGAACAGACACGGTGATAATATTGTCAGCAATCGCAATACCTGTGACTTTACTTTGGTTGGCAATAAGATCATCGCCGCTGGGTGTTGATATCTTGGAAACTGACACATTCCACGCATCGGGGGTCATAAGCCCGGCATCTTTCAGCTTGAGCAGCAGAGAGTTAAAATCGTCTTTGACTCCAGCCACGGTCGTAGCTGTGCTGGCTGCCTGGTTAATAGCAGAAGGGAGCCCCATGATTGAGGCCCCTTCCTTGATTTCAAGTGCTCCGCCGATTACTGTTTTCTCACCGCCTTGTTCGGTGTAATTCTTTGTGTTGTAACCCATATCGCACCTCCGTTAGGCTTTCTGCTGGAGAACTTTGATAGCCTCCGGCAGAATCAATTTACCGTCTACACGCTGAGAGCCAAGGAAGCCAATCTGGCCATTTACGGCATAGAGCTCGTTTAAGCGTTTAAAAGATCGACCCTGTCTGTCGGCAATCCAGTAGTAACTAAAATCACCGAAAGCAACTGTTTTTTCGCTTGCCGCAACAGAGGGCATATACGCAGAGGTATAAACCGGTCTGCCAAGGAGGGTGTTTGGAGTATCAGATGTCAACGCCGACTGCCAGAGGTACTGGCCTTGGCCATCCTTGAGCTTGCGCACGGCCTTGACTGTAGAATCATTCATAAGCCAGACAGCGTTCTTACGATACGGTGTGTTAAGACTATAGAACAGATCGACAAGCTCATCCGCAGTAATAGCAGTTGCAGAGGCGGCAGTGACACCAAGTTGTGCGCCACCTACAGCAGCAAGGATGCCGGTAGGCTTACCGTTGCCGTCACCAGTAAAGAAGGCTTCTTCCTCACGGTTGCCAATGCGACGTGCAAACTCCTTAGAAAGATATGCTGCTAAATCAAAAACGCTGTCGTTGATAAGCTCCTCTGAAATCTTAATGGTAGTGCCCAGCTTAAATGCACCAATGGTTACCTGACCGAAGCTGTCATCGCTATCAACATAGGGGCCTTCTTCATCAATCCAGTTAGCAGAACCCTTGGAGGCCACAATGGGAATCTTTCGCTCGCCACTGGCGGTCTTGACAATATGTGCCAGCTTACGGACAATGTTCTCCTCCTCAAGGGCTTCAACAAGGGTGTGCTCGTATTCGTCAGGAACAAGGTAGCCACCTTCGGAGTCAGTTCCAACTTGCAGTGCATTCATCATTTCCGGCATTGGAGCCTTGGAACGCATGACATTCCAGAAGTTAGCACGATACTCGTCGGCCGCTCTGCCGATTTTGCCTTCCGACTTTGAAGTAACAGGCTTGCCTGTAAGTGGATTGGCCGTAGGAGCGTTAAGTTCCGCATCCAAAATGGCCTGCTTTTCCAAACGGTCAATTTCTTTGCCAAGGGCAAGTACATCAGATTCCATTTTGTTATAGGTTGCCTCGTCTTCAGCAGAAATCAATCCATCTGTACCACGCTTGGTATCTAAGAACGCTTTGGTAGCGTCCCATGCTTTGGCGCGTTTCTCGCGCAGTTCTAAAATCTTATTCATAATCATTTCTCCTCCTATTAATGAATGATGTTGTTGAGTCGCTTTTCCAGCGAATCAGCGGGTGTGCCTTTTGGGGCAGGGGTTTTCTTGGGATATACTTTGTTAAGAAGTGAATTTGTGACTGCCTTACGGCTAAAAGCATAAGTAACGTCATCTTGTTGGATGTGCTTTTTCTCATCCTCCAAAATCTCGTCTGCAAAGCCGAGTTCAATTGCCTTATTGGCGTTGAGCCAGGTTTCTGCGTCCATGAGGTGGGAGAGCCTGGTCCTTGATAAGCCGGTCTTAATCTCATAGGCGTTGATGATGCTTTCTTTTACCTCAGAGAGCATAGCTATAGCTTTTTGCATTTCTTCGCTGTCACCGATGGCGACAGTCAAGGGATTGTGAACCATCATCAGTGCAGTAGGTGCCATAAATACAGTTGTTCCTGCCATAGCGATTACGGAAGCGGCTGATGCTGCAATGCCGTCAATCTTGATAGTCACTTTTCCTTTGTAGTCCATGAGCATGGTGTAAATCTGGCTGGCTGCTATGCAATCACCCCCTGGTGAGTTCAGCCAAATAACAATGTCACCCTCACCGGCAAATAAGTCTGTCTTAAATGCTTTAGGGGTGACATCATCATCAAACCAAGACTCTTCAGCAATTACACCGTCGAGGTAGAGAGTTCGGGCGCCGGATTCTTTATCCCGCACCCAGTTCCAGAATTTCTTCATTCGGTTTCCTCCAATCTTGTTTTATTTGCGAATGCACCAGCGTCTTGTAATTTGGTCATTGCTCCATTGATAAGATAGAGATCACCTCCAAGTTCTACCGGTATGCGATCGAGGTTTTCCAGTTCACGGATATCATTTGCTGACATCCATCCGTTCTGACGGCCGGTGGCATAACCTTCCATTCGAGAAACATAATCGCCGCGAAGCAAACCGTCCACATTAAACTTAATGAAAACAGTCGGTTTCTCACTTTCCATAAGGAGTGCACGGCACATAGACTGCTCCCAGCGTACAACCCAAGGGTCGAGTGTGTACTTAACAAATTCAAGCGATTGTTGCTCAATATTACTGAACGAGGATTTTTCCAGGTCGGCAAGCATATGAGGAGGCACTCTGAAAATACGAGCGATCTCATTTATTTGAAATTTCCGCGTTTCCAGGAACTGCGCCTGTTCAGGCGAGATGCCTATCGGCTGATACTTCATGCCTTCTTCTAAAACAGCGACACGATGCGCATTGACGGAGCCTTGGTTGGCAGCATTCCAGCTTTCCTTGACTTTCTGCGGGTCTTTGATAGTGCCGGGGTGTTCCAATACACCACCTGGCGTGGCACCATTGGCAAAAAACTTTGCTCCGTATTCCTCGGTGGCAATCGCCAGACCGACAGCGTTTTTGGCCATAGCAATCGGTGAGTAGCCGACCAGCCCGTCAAAGCCAAGACCGGGAATGTGCAG